CGTTTGCGCATGCGGAGTCTTGTGATAATTGGCATTCATTTGCCCTTGTAGAGCCTATGGCCTGCTGTTGGGCGTTTGTTCGCCCCTCAGTAGTTACCGTAGTTCTCTACATGGTTATCTTTTTATTCGGCCTTGTTAGTGGCTGGTGTATTATCACCTTAACTAACACCTTTAATTTCCACAATGCCAGTGGAAATAATCCTATATAATTTTTATAAAGTACTGTATAGGTCACTCTTTGAGTGTTTTGTCTTTGGGTTATGGAGAATTGTTTGTACTTTCGATTCTTATCTATATCCCTCCCCCCCCGTTGGGGGGTAAAATTTGTGGACTGTTGTAGTTACTACATTGGGAATGTTGTCCAATTCCTTTTCGATGTAGTGTGTCGTCATATTCTTGACACACAGTTATGGGTTGACACCCTGGTAATCGCTTATAGATTGATAATCTAATGCGATATTGTTTAGAGCATGAAGTAAGATTTTGTTTGCTTCTTTAGTTGAATATTTAGTATGTGAGGCGTTGATTGTTGGGTCCGTTCAGTAGGACTACTATTAAACAACATGATTTTATCTGGTTAGTTCCGGCCAGGAGCACATAATGAGTGGTAGAGTGTGGCAACGAGGACACCACGAAAGCAACACTAAATTACTAGACTTCTGAAGACGTTTTTCGGATTGTTTCATAACTTTTATGCAATGTTTGGAGTATTCAAAAACTCTGAGGCTAGTGCCTCGTAAGACGTATTAGGAGTGTTATATTGATGTTTAACGTCAAAATCGCTTTATGTTTCGGCAATATTGTAAAGCACCCTCTTTTATCTTTAGCGCAATGAATAAGTTTTTTAAGGCTGATCGATACGGAAATAGCGCTAAGGAGATGCAGGTATGCCAAAGGCCTGTGCCCCAAGTTCGAACAAATCGTGGAAGGCGATTGTTCAAGAAAAACAAGAAGTACCGTAGGATACGTACGAAAGTGTATAATGATCACATTAATAAGTTTGATCCGCATGTTGGTATTGAACCTATTAGTGATATGTACACAAAAATTTCTGATCTTGCTAAATTTGCGAATGTAGATTTTACAGATGATTTGATAAATCAACTCGAAGGTATTATCGCACTTGTATTTAATTTGCAAGGATGTGTTGATTACGTAGCAATGTCTGCTGCGATTTTCTTATATATTCGGAAATTTTTTGACAAATCTGTTGTTGGTTCTGTCATGCAATACATTCGTGAGTTGTTTGAAGTTGAACCGCAATCCGGTACTGAGGAAATTTGTGAGAGTCCAAACTGGATTGACATGATGAAGAATCTTCGTGATAATTGGACTCTTGTGAAGGACAATAAATTGTTCTCCCATTTTTCTAAATTGCTTGGATTGATAGTTACATTAGAGCTTTGTAAAGCTTCTGATTTAACATTCAGTATTAAGGAATATAAGATATGGGAGCCCGACATGAAAGTTGTACACGGTAATGCTGTTGATGTTTTTGATGCGGCATTATCTACTGTGACGTTCTTTGTTGAAAATATTTCTCTTTGTTGGAAAGAGAAATCTATTCGTCCTTTGCTCATAAACGACAAGGCTGCTGCCGAATTGGATGAAGAGTACGCTAATGTCGTTATGTGGTGGGAACTCGTTAAGAATGGAAATTTAAAACGAGTTGCTAATATATCTGAACAAGAATTTGATCGCCGTCTAGAAGTTTTGACGACGAAATTACGTAATTTAATAGGAACTTTTAAGTCTTTTGAAAAGAGACTTTTACAGGATAAGTTTATGAAACTGTTGAAAATCAAGAACGATTATATTACGATGAAAATTAGTTCAGGTGTTCGCAAATCTCCATATTGTATTGAATTATTTGGAGCTAGTAGTCAAGGAAAGACTACCTTTGGTGAGCAAATTATACAGGCACTTTTAACATCTGCTGGTCTTCCGACTGGCAAGGAGTATCAAGCGTCGTATAATGCTTCCGATAAGTTCATGTCCACTTGGACAACGGACAAATTGGTTTTGCTCATAGATGACATGGCGAATGATAAAAGCAATTTTGTCGAAAGACCGCCAACGCGTGTCATCATCGACGTTTGTAATAATCAACCTTTTTATGCAAACATGGCTGATTTAGACAGCAAAGGTAAGGTTTTTGTTGAACCTGAACTTTGTGTAGTCACCACAAACGTCAAAGATTTGGATGCCCGCACGTATTCAAATTGCCCCTATTCCATACAGCGTCGTATGCATGTGGTCATTACGGTTGAAGCAAAGAAGGAATTTCAATATACAATTGAGGGACGACCTCAGGGTATTGATCCGGCAAAAGTTGCTGCATTTAACCGTGATAAACCGGATTTGGCATTCGACGACATTTGGGAATTAACACTTGAGAAAGCTGTTTGCCCTTCCAAGTTATCGGTTGGAGCTGGTTATGCCCCTATTGAACACAACGGCAAGAAACTTGAGAAGATTTCTTTTCGTGAAGCAGTGCAATTTTTGATTGAAGATTATCATGCACATACTTCGGCACAGGAAAATATTCTTGAGAGGATGAAGAAACGCCAAGAGATTAGAATTTGTGGCGTTGAAGGGTGTCGTCAAATACATGGTTGGTGTGATGTTCACAAGGATTGTATGGAAAAACAATTTGGCGAGGAGATTGTCGATTCCATTAGTAAAGCTGGTAGTATAATTTCTGGGCGGATCAAACGTGATCTGTTTGGATTTGATAAGGCTGCTGAAGGTATATCGACGATGGCAATATTGTTTTCTGCTCGTTATTTTGCGAAATACTGGGATTGGATGTATTTGATCCCTACACCATGGCTTTCAAACAAAAGATTCGTGGACGGTATCATGGTTTGTAATCGTGATCGTCTTAAGTCATTGTACATCAAACGCACATTTGTACTATGGGGTGGTATATGTGGCACTATGTTTTATTGTCGCAAATTACCACAATATCCTAAAATAATGCTAGGTTCTTTTTTGACTGGCATTGGTTTGACTGTACAGAAATCCATGGTTGGTGTTGTAAAAGATGCGTACACTAATGAATTGCTAAAGCGTAACACCATTGCACCCATTCTGAAGGAATGGAGGGACAAGCATGTAAGTACTATTTGCAAAGCTTGTGCTATTGTTGGTGCTTTATATGGTATAGCTGGTGTATATAAAGCTTGGCGTAAGATTAACCCACAGGGTTCTCTTGAACCGAAGACCCGAGAAGAAGTTGAACAACGAGACTCGGAAGAGAATATATGGGCATCTGTTAGTGTGCGTGAATTACCTTTGAGCCCTTTAGCTGCAAATGCTACATCTGAGCAGTTGCTCGGTCTAGTAGAGAAAAATTTGGTATATGGCACATCCATTGTAGAACAAAAAGTACTGCGCGTAAATGGTTTATTTTTGACATCAAACGTAGTTGTGGTGCCTAATCATTATTTTAGGCAGCCCGTTCTAGATGTTACATTTCGCAAGAAAAATCCCGAAACATCTGGTGGTAGATTTGTTGTGAAACTTAGCATAGCACAAAGTGTGCTGTTACCAAATTCAGACATACGGATCTGTTATGCAGCATCTGGTGGTTCTTTCAAAGATTTGAGGAAGTATTTACCAGTAGATGCATTATCATCTGTTGAATTTGCAATGCGTTGGCGAGATCAGGATGGCAGCATTGTTGATGCTAGTGGTCTTGCAGATGTCGGTTTAACGGGAAATGGCGTTGCTGATTTTGTTGGTTTAAAATACAAATCGTTAACAATGCACACTTTCAAGGGTTTGTGTGGTGCTGTACTTGTAGCAAAGCGCAAACCTTTGATACTTGGAGTTCACCTTGGCGGAATGGCTGGCACACCACGTGGATGTGCTGGTATTTTGTACAAGGATGAAATCGATAGGGCAATCAACATTTTGAACGATATCGATGGTGTGTTGATTTCAGGAAGTGCTGAACAGTTCGAGACGCAAATCTTGGGTGTGAACGTTTTGACGGACACGGAATTACATCCCAAGAGTCCATTGAATTACATGCCCGACGGGTCTCAAATAGAATACTATGGGAATTGTCCAGGCATGTCAACGTTTAGGTCAAATGTTAAAACCACAAAAATTAGCAAACACGTATCAGATGTTATGGGAGCTCCGAATGTGTACGGACCTCCTGTTGAAGAGCCACAGTATTTTGGATGGCAGGAGTGTTTGTCGAGCATGGCAGAGCCTGCGCAACAATATGATCCTCAGTTGCTTATGACAGCAATAAAGGATTATAAGGAGGATCTTTTGCCATTGTTTAAAAGTGATCTTTGGAAAGACACACGACCGTTGACTGATGAGGAAAATTTGTGTGGTGTTCCGGGGAAGAAATTCCTAGATGCCATACCACTTAACACGTCAATCGGTTACCCATTGCGAGGACCAAAACGTAAATATGTTACTGAATTGGAGCCGACAGAAGAGAGACCAAATAATAGGGTTCTCAGCAAAGAAATTAGGGATGAAATTGCACGATGTGAAGCATGTTATAAACGTGGTGAACGAGCTTACACAATAGCAAAAGCGTGCAAAAAGGATGAAGTTTTATCAAAGAAGAAATGTAGAATATTCTTTGGTAACCCAATAGCATTAACGTTTTTGATTCGCAGATATTTTTTACCAATTTTGCGCGTGTTAATGTTTAATCCCAAAATTTCTGAATGTGCAGTAGGAATTAACAGTCATGGGCCTGAGTGGAACGAGTTGTACGAACATATAACACATTTCGGTTTAGACCGTTTGATGGGTGGTGATTATAAAGCATATGATCAAAAACTTTCGTCGCAAGTACTTTTCGCGGCACTTAAAGTTTTGATCGAATGTGCAACAGGTTTGAAGCTTTACCCCCCAGATGCAATCACAAGTATGCGTGCTATGACTGGAGATGTCGTTTATGCCATCATTGCATTCAATGGTGATCTGATCGGATTGATCGTGGGATCACATATTAGTGGCAACTCTTTAACGACAATTCTTAATGGTATTTGTGGTAGTTTGAACTTGAGATGTTATTTTTATCAAGTTTATCCAGCTGCAGATTTTGCAACCAGAAAGAAATTTCGCGAATTTGTCAAATTAATGACCTATGGAGACGATAATATTGGATCTGTGAGCCATGAGATTGATAAGTTTACGATAAAGGGTGCATCAGAGTTTTTGTCTGGTTATGGTCAGACATATACTATGCCAAATAAGACGGGAGAACTGTTGGATTTTCTACCGCCAGAAGAATTTGAATTTCTCAAGAGGAGTAGTAAGTTAATTCCTGAACTTGGCGTGCATGTTGGCGCACTAGCTGAGAAATCATGTTTCAAAATGTTGCACTGTTATGTTAGAGACAAGTCTTCTCCTCTTACAGAGGAACATGCTTGTGCTCAAAACATAGACACCTCGTTACGTGAATGGTTTAATCACGGACGTGAAAAATACGAGTTACGTCGCGCCCAGTTGTCTGAGGTTGCTGCTCGTACGGGAATTAACCACCTTTGTACCGAATTAGACGTAAATTTTGACGAAAGGGTGGAATTATGGAAAGCAAAATACCATGGTAATGTTGACAATTTTTATACGTTACCACCAGAAGTGTTTTCCGATTTGTAGGTTTCGAAATTTCCTTAATAAGATCGCCCCGTTTGTACCATGGGGTTTTTGTATATAGTTGAAGAGTGCTGTGTGTTTATGGTTACCATGTATATTGATGTTTTTCATATTTTGTATTTTTGTATATAGGCTTAGCACACATTAGTGTCGCCCCCGTGCGATACCCCTATTTAGGGGAGGTTGACTACCAAACAAAAGATGACGCCTATTGTGGTTTGAGTGTACCCTTTAGATGTATATTGTACTTACTAAAACTTGTAAAACTAATAAAACAATCGCTATGGAGACGAAGCGATGTAAATATAAATCGTCCCCGAATTGGTTCAAGGATGTTAAATCGAGCAAGGATTTGCACACGATTTATGAGAGACAAGATGAGTGGCTTGGCGCTAATTATTGTGTCTCCTGCGGCTATTATGGTAAACATTGTCAATGTTGCTTTGAAGCCCATTCTGGTTTTGAACCGCAATCAGGTACAACAGATGATAATAATATCATGCGAATGTCTGGTAAATCGTCCTATGAGAATGTTTCATTTGGTGATCAGATTGACCCGTATTTGTATGATGTTGATAATACTATGGATCCTACTCGATCTTTACAAGATTCTAATGACGCGAGATTAGAGAATTTCTTTACTCGCCCAATTAAAATTGCTGAAGAGGAGTGGGCTACTTCCACAGTTCTTGGTTTTGATATTGACCCTTGGTCCCTTTATTGGGAGAACCCTAGAGTTGCTAATCGTATAGCCAATTTTCATTTGTTAAAGTGTAATTTGAAAGTTAAGGTCGTTATTAACGGCAATGGGTTTCAATATGGACGCGCACTTGTATCTTATTTACCATTCAATGTGTTTGACACATTGTCTAGCAATGCGTCTTTGATCCGAGAAGATTTGGTGCAGGCAAGTCAGCAACCCCATATCTTTTTGGATCCAACCACTTCACAAGGAGGAGAGATGAAACTTCCCATGTTCAATTACTATAATTATATATCGATACCTGATAATCAGTGGGATCAATTAGGTCGATTATATTTTCGTGGTTTGAATGAATTGAAACATGCAAATGGAGCTAGTGATTTAGTTACTGTGTCTGTTTTTGCATGGGCAGAAGACGTCGATATGAGTGTTTTGACGTCTCGGGAAACGACAACTCTTTCGCCTCAAACAGGTTTTGAACCACAATCTGGTAATGAAGTGGATGAGGCAAATAGCAAAGGTGTTATTTCTGGACCAGCAACAGCAATTGCTAAAGTTGCTGCTTCTTTGAGCAACGTTCCATATATAGCACCTTTTGCATCAGCAACAAACATTGCCGCCAATGCAACTGCTAACATTGCCAAGATGTTTGGTTATTGTCGGCCAATCGTCACTAAAAATCCAGAACCTTACAAACCACACATCGCTTCTGCGTTGGCTGTCACGAATGTTGCTGATGGACCAACAAAGATGACAGTGGATGATAAACAAGAATTATCCATTGACCCGCGTATTGCTGGATTAGGAGGTGTAGATCCGTTGAACATTAAAGAAATTGCCAAACGTGAATCATATTTGACAACTTTTTCATGGGCAATTGGAACTGCACCCGAAACGTTATTATGGAATGCACGCATTGACCCAGTGATTTGGGCTGAGAATGCAGGTCCTCCAGTATCGTTTCACTTCCCAGCATGTGCTATGGCTGCGTTACCTTTTAAATATTGGACAGGCTCTATGAGATTTCGATTTCAAATAGTTTGTTCAGCATTTCATAAAGGGAGGATCAAGATAGTTTATGATCCAAATTGGTTGGCTTCTAACGAATATAATACCAATTATATTAAGGTTGTGGACATTGCGGATGAGACAGATTTTACTGTGGAAATAGCAAATGGACAAGAGACAACTCTTTTGACACACCATTTGCCTGGTGCTGAAAGCGTTACACAACTGTATTCAACGACACCATATGCTTCTAAAGAACAAGGCAATGGTGTCGTTGGTGTGTACGTTGTCAATGAATTAACAACACCGAATTCAACCGTTAACAATGACATTGAAGTTAATGTCTATGTTTCAATGGGAGATGATTTTGAAGTGTTTGTGCCCGATGACCATTTTCAGTATTTCACATTTGGGTCTGGTGTTGCATCGGAGGAGAATTTGAACGCTAAGCGAGACATGTATCTTGCTGCAACACGTTTACGCAATCTTCCAGAATTGCCACCTGCATTGCCAAAGCGTGCATCTTTGAAGGAGCGTGCGACTTATACGCTCGTTGAAAAGTTCGCGCCTCAATCTGGTGAAGAGACAGTAGTCCCAGAGTCTCAGAACACTAGTGAACCCAGTGCACCTCAACATGAGGTAGCAGATAAACTTGGTATTTCTAAATCTGATTTAAGTGATATTAATCAGGTTTTCACCGGTGAAGCAATATCATCATTTCGTACTGTTTTGAAACGATACAATTGCTGGAACCAATTACCTTTTGGGGACGCTGAAGCAGCGGCAGTTCAAGGGCGCTTTTCATCATTTCCATTTTTACGTGGTAATGTGTCAGGCGCTATTGATTCGACAATCGCAGCTGTACCATACAATTATTGTAATACTGTATTGTTACACTGGGTAACATATGCATTTTCTGGTTGGCGAGGGTCAATTCGTTATAAGATCCTGCCTAAAGGAACCATGAAAGCTGATTTTCCTCAGACGTATTACATTCAGCGACATCCACTTGGTGAGCTTGAGTATGCTTTTTCAATTCAAAGTGTTGACACAGCGTTTAACACCAAGCAAGCAGGTCAAAATGTGATGGTTAGGTATGGTGGTTCACCCGGTACTAACAATGTGTTTTCTGGCGTAAAGGGTCAAGTTTATAACAATGGGAAAGTTAATCCATGTATTGAATTTGAAGTTCCTTATTATTCGCCTTTTAGATTCTCTCCTGGTAAGGAAGAGAATTTAACCAGTATTTCAGTTTGGAATGAAGGCTGGGATTACCGATTCACTGCCGACGGTAATTTAAACACATTGTGGGATATACATGTGGCTGCTGGCGAAGATTTTCAGTGTTATTTTTACACTGGATTGCCCCGCATGTATTACGAACCTAATATCCCTCCATAAGGGATTAAAAGGAGACAGACACTCCTGGCTAATTAAATGTAGTTTTATAGATGTACTAGCAGTAAAGAACATCTTACCCTCTGTGACCGAGGGTCTCACTTCCTTTGGGAGTGTAAGCAGGTCGCGCCGAATGAGATTTAACTCTGGAATTTTCCTGGCGCGGCCAGGTTTCAAGGAGTCACATCTTTCTAGTGCGATCCGATTTATTTCTAATAAATATGGG